TTCAACAATAGATTTTGGAACAGCAGTTGCTGGAACATCTACTTGCAATTTTATTTTACATTATGGAATTGGTTTAATTACAACACCTAGTGATGGTTCAGTTACAGAAGCTAAAATTGGAACTGGTGCAGTAACTTCTGCTAAACTAGCAAGTGGTGCAGTACCAAATCAATCAGCATTTAAAAACATCATCATCAATGGAGATATGAGTATTGCTCAAAGAGGAACTTCGGTATCTGGAAAAGTACAAGGCGGTTATTTTACAGTAGATAGATTTCCTTTTTTAACAGTTACTGGATCTAATGCAGAATTTACTTTATCACAAGATACAGATGCACCAACAGGTCAAGGATTTGTAAAATCTCATAAAGTAGATTGCACAACAGCACATACAGTTACTGGTTCAAATCAAATAGCTATTAGACAATTTGTTGAAGGTCAAAATTTACAATATTTAAAAAAAGGAACTGCAAATGCTGAAAGTCTTACACTTTCGTTTTGGGTTAAATCAAATAAAACAGGAACATATATAGCTGAATTATATGACCAAGATAATAGTAGACAAATTTCAAAGTCTTACACAATAGATAGTTCAAATACTTGGGAAAAGAAAACTATTACTTATGCTGGAGATACTACAGGTGCTTTTGATAATGATAATGGTGGTAGTTTAATGTTGAGTTTTTGGTTAGCCGCTGGAACTGATTTTTCATCAGGCACTTTATCTACTACTTGGACTACTGCAACAAGTGCAGACAGAGCCGTAGGTCAAGTCAACCTTGCAGACAACACAGCAAATAACTTTTGGATCACAGGCGTACAATTAGAAGCAGGAACAACTGCATCTGATTTTGAGTTCTTGCCTGTTGATGTGAACGAACAAAGATGTTTAAGATATTATCATACACATGATGCAACAACTGCCATATATGCACCTTATACTTCAAATGATGCTTACAATGTATATTGGAATGAATTTCCTGTACCAATGAGAGCAGCACCTACTATTACAGAAACCTCAAGTAGAGGTTGGACTTTGACAAACAAAACTAGATTTAATGTTGTTACTTATAGAGATCCAGGTGGAAACTATATGCCACCAAATTACAAAGCAGAGGCAGAGTTATAATTATGATTAATAAAATAAATATTAATACAGTAGAAAAAATTTATACTATTACAACCAACGAATTTGTTAATTATAAAGTATCTTTTACAAATAGTGATTTAATATCATTTGTACCACTAGACGAAGCAAACACAGATTATCAAGCAATCCAAGAATGGATAGCAGATGGTGGAACTGTTATTGACAATGGAGGTGGAGAGTAATGGCAATAATAACTTTAAATAATAATTCTTTATCTAGTGTAACAGCATTACCAGCTGGTGTAGGTGGTAAGGTTTTGCAATCTGTTTATGCAAACACAAGCACAGAAGTAAGTGTTACATCAACTACTTGGACAGATGTTCTTTCTGCTTCAATTACTCCATCATCAACTTCTAATAAAGTTTTAGTATTAGCTGCTATTGGTGGTTTAAATAGACACTCTGGAGATACAGAACTTCAATTAAGAATATTAAGAGATAGTACGGCAGTTGGAGAAACAAAAGGTTTAAATAATGGTTCTACTAATTTTTTAACAACAGCTGGATCTGCAATAAATGAATTAGATACACCAAGTTCTACATCTGCTCTTACTTATAAAATTCAACTTAATAATAGAGATGCAAATGGTACTGTTACAGCATCTTCAAATGGAGCAGATACATCAATTACATTATTGGAGATACAAGGATGATAATAATTAAAGCAATATTAAAAATTAATTCTAATGCAAAATTTGCAGTTAAAGGAACAGATATAGATACTTGCGAAATAGAATGGCACAATGGAACAACACCTATTTCTAAAGCTGACATAGAAGCACAATTCCCAGCAGTTGAATTTGATATGGCTATGGAAGATTTAAGAGCCAAAAGAAATAAACTATTACAAGACACAGATCATTATGCTTTATCAGATCAAACATTGTCTGATGACATGAGAACTTACAGACAATCATTAAGAGATATAACAAATGGTTTAACTACTGTTGCTGATGTTGAAGCTGTAGTTTTTCCTACTAAACCATAATGACTAGAAAAAAAATTACACCAAAACAATATAACGAAGTTGCTACTGGTGTAAGACTTTCATCACATGAAAAATTATGTGCTGAAAGAATGAATAATATTTTAACATCTATTGAAAGACTTGAAAAAAAAGTAGAACAATTAAGTGATCATGTTTCTACTGGAAAAGGAATAGTTAAAGTACTTGTTGTTTTAGGTAGTCTTGCAGCAGGTGTTATTGGCTATTTTAATTTTAAATGAAATTTATATTGGTAGTATGGGTTTGTACTTTTACTAGCAATCAATGTAGTCCACCTGTAGAACACGATAAAATATATAACTCATGGAATGAGTGCGTTGTTGAAGCTTATAACTATAGTATTAATTTTCTTGCACAACAGAAAACAGAAGATGTTAATGAATTTAGATTAGCAACTAAATTTTTGTGTAAGGAAATACAAAATGTTTAAAGGTCATAGAATAATAGTTATTGGGGATGCTCATGATAGTCCTCATATAAAACAAGATCGTTTTAAATGGATAGGTAAATATATTAAATCTGTTAAGCCAGATTATATTATACAGATAGGTGATTGGGCATCTTTTGATAGTCTAAGTTTTTTTCAAAAAAATAGTTCACAAGCAGGTAAGCTTAAAGATGCTTACATGGTAGATATAGATTCATTAAGAAACTCTATAGATATATTAGACAAACATATTGATAATGATCTTATACCAAGACATGTTACTTTTGGTAATCATGAAGAACGAGTCTATAGGTTTGAGGAAAATATTCCAGAGATAGCAGGTATGATGAAGAAAGAGCTGCATGATTCTTTTGATAATCGTAATTGGAAAAGATCTAAGTATGGTGCTTTTAAAAATATAGGTGGTGTATCATTTACACATTGTCCATTAAATATAATGGGTAAAGAATATGGTGGTAAGAACTGTGAAGTACAGGTAGCTAATGATGCTACTAATGATATTGTATTCGGACACACACATAAATTTAGAGATTGGAAAGCTCCAAAAATTGGAGATAAAAATTATGTTAGAGTAGTTAATGTTGGATGTGCGTTGCCACATGACCATGTAGAAGATTATGCTAAGATGAATTTAACTGGATGGTCTTGGGGTATAGTTGAACTCGGTATCTGGGACAACCATATACAAGAAAGTCAATTTATATCTATGGATAGACTGGAGAAAACATATGATAACTGATGGTACAAATTTTGCTAAATATAATAATTTTAGTAGCAACGAGTTTAAATGTAAATGTTGTGGAGAATTAAAAATTTCTGAAATAGTTTTAGACTTTTGCCAGGCATGGCGTAATCATATTCAAGAAGGTGTTACAATAACTTCAGCTTACAGATGTCCAGAACATAATAGTAAAGTAAGTTCTACTGGTGACAGTGGCCCACATACTACTGGGTTTGCTGTTGACATAGCAACATCACCACAAAAACAATATAAGCTGTTGGACTTTGCTTTGCATTGGGATCCAAAACCTACAGGTATTGGTATAGCAAAATCATTTACTCATCTTGATTGGTTAACTGTAGATGTTGATCAGAAGTATGTAGTAAGACCTAACGTATGGAAATATTAATATGTGGTTAAGTGCAATAAAACTTGCAGTCCAGGCAGGATCGCATATATACAAGAAAAAAAAACAAACCCAAATGCTTATGGCAGATGCACAAATGCGTCATGCTGAGCAAATGAGTAGAGGTGAACTTGAATATAAAGCAAAAATTATTGAAAGCAATGATAACGGTTGGAAAGACGAATTTGTACTTATCCTTGTATCTTTGCCTATTCTTTTATTGGGTTGGTCTGTTTTTTCTGACGATCCAGAAATACGTAATAAATTAGATTTATTTTTTGAGTATTTTAAAAATTTACCTTATTGGTATCAAGCAATTTTTATTGGTGTGGTATCTGCAATCTATGGATTAAAGGGTGCTGACATTATGAGAAAAAAATGATTAAAAATTTTAAAGACATTGTAGTTTTATTAATTACAACTGGTGTTTTAATTTTATTAGCTACTATTATTATTGGAGATTATATTGTAGCATTAGAAGAAAATAGACCTGTAGATGAATCTGTAATTACACTTATGAAGATGTCGGTTACAGGATTAATTGGTGTTATTGGAGGTTATATTGGTGGCAGCAAATGACAAGAAAAACTAATACCATGTTAATAGGATTGCTAGGTACAATTTTATTAAGTTTAGCTACCTGGACATTAATCACACTAATAGAACTTCAATTAACAGTAACCATGATCCAATCTGATTTGATGTCTATTGACAAACAATTTGGTAGAGTTTACAATTTTATAGATTCTGTTAGAGGTAATTAATGTGGTGTGTTATTTGGAAGCAAGATAATCTTTATAAGATTTTTACAAATATAATATTTGAATCTGAAAAAAAAGCTACTGAATTTAAGAATCAACAGAAGTCTATGCGAAAAGCTCATGATTGTAGAGCTGTACCCTATATGTACGATTATTTTAATGGAATGGCTAATTTAGACCATTTAAATAGCTCTGAGAAGCCACAGGATAGCTAAATAGACTACATTCGGTATCATTGGGTACAATATATATAAAAGCTGTCTGCGTAGCTCTATGACAGTTTATTGCCTGTTTCAACAAAATGATCAGATTCTAGCTCAGCTAAAGCTCCTTGTAATAAATCTATAGCAAATTTCTTATTATTATAGTTGGATGCTATCTGCATTACATTAGATACCAAAGCAACTTGAGCTGCATCTATAGTATTACCTTTAAGTAAATCAATAGTAACAGTATCAGCAATGTTATCAAATAAATGTACTACTTCTTTATTAGATACTTTTCTTGATTTAAATATATCTCTTAAGCATATTATTGTTTTCATATCTTAAGGTTATTATGAAATTCGGAAGCTTACACCTCACATAAAAAAAAAGTAAGCACCAAGTATAATGAACCATGACAGGTGTATATCATTATTTAACCTTACTGGAATACCTGATGCTTACTAATTTACAAAACATTGGCTTTTTTAAATAGGTCGTCACCCTAAGACTGGACATTTTAAGTTCCTCCAATTCTTTTACGACAAATCGGAACACCAATGCTTCTATCTTTCTATAGAAAAGAATTTTATATCTGTAGGCGCAATCAATTCAAAATATTCATACGCCTACAGTTCACAACAGATGTAGTTACATACTACAGTTGATAAACATTTATTTGGGACTTGCCCATATAGGTAGATTATCTTAACCTATTAAAACTGGTCATCAAAATCATCTGAACCAGATGCTGGGATATTCCCTGCTGTCTTAGTACCAGACGGTTTGTCGCCAACCATTTTAATGCTTCCTGTAAATCGAGGTATAACAACCTCAGTTACAATTCTGTTTTGATCATTAGAATCTTTAAATTGTCTAGTTTCTAATTCACCTTCAACAAATAATTGAGTTCCACTCTTGGCATACTTTTGCATGTTATCTGCAAGTCTTGGATCCCATACTACAATTTTATGCCATGTAGTTTTTTCTTGCCATTCACCATCTTTAGTCTTGTACTTTTTATTAGTAGCTAAAGATAGATTAGCAAAGGACTCACCTTTTTTAGTTTGCTTTATTTCCGGGTCTGCTCCCAGTCTTCCTATCAACATTACTTTGTTTAGCATTGTTTAACTCCTTTGTGTTTATTACAGTTATGTTAGTTGGTTTAGCATCAAACTTAGCTTTCATTTCTTGTACATATTTGTTGTTATCAAACAAACCAAGAAACACATCAGCACTGATACCAAGATGACTAAAACCTTTGGTCATAGCATCTGTCATTGCTTTCTTTGGTGCTTCATCATCTAGTCCACCATTCTTTTTGTACAATGCTTGTACTGAAGATACTGGGCCAAATTGATTCCATTCTAAGCTAGGTTCTTTTCTGTATCTTATTGTTACTTCTGCAAACACATTTTTATCTGTGTATGTATAGTCAACATGATAAGCCCAACCTAAACCTACTGGACCAAACATACCAGTCATAACTTGTATCTGATACATTGGATCTATAGTAGTTAGTTCTTTACCACCAAACTTAGTAAATGCTTTTGTGTATTTAGGATTAGTATTTTTTACTTGATCCCATATCCAAAAGTTTTCTTCTTTTCCTGTTCTCATTATATACCTTTCTGTGTGTATTGATTATTAACATGAGTTTTACTTACTACATAAACATATGCAGAACGCTTACTAGCATTCTTACGTTTATCTTTTCTTTCTATCTTATCTTGTTTATATAGTTCAGTTACTCTTGGTCTTACAGTAAATGAAGACAAACCTAATAGGTCAGCTACTTCATCTGCTGTTGCTCCAAAGTTACCTTTGTTTGTAATAACATTGAATACTTTAGCTCTTATAGTATCAGCGCCTTCTTTTAATAGTTCGGCAGCTTCTATTGAAGTATCAACTTTTTGACTGCCTGGTGAGTAAGGGTATAATTTCTCTACCATTGTTATGCTCCTTTATCTGTTCGTTAAAGTTATTAAAGTCAACAAAATCTGGTGGTGGTGTTTTGGTTTGTACTAAATGCCAAAACAATATTTCAGCAGATTCTAATTGATTTTGAAATGTTTTATCTGGAAGTACTTCAGCTAGTCCCCATTTCATATTACCAAAGAACATAGATAAATACATTTTGTCTGCACCATATATCATTAGGTAATGTTGTATTTGTGCTTTGTATTTTTCTGCTGTTTTGATTTCATTAGTAAAAGCGTTGGTATGCTTACATTCTAGCAATGCTTTTTTTTCTTTGAGAAC